TGTTTGATGAATTAGGACTACGTGCATACAGTACAACAGGTACTGGTAGATTGTTAACACACGTTATTTTTCACCCTGTACAAAAATCATTAAATCGTTTAATTCAGGTTGATTATACTGTGCGTATTCAAAGTCTAACAGGTCTAAGTGAGGTAGCATAATGGCATATCAAATATCTCATACAGATGCAACAAACTATGGTAGTATTACTGTAGCAGATCAAGAAATTAATCAAGAAACAAGTTTAGGATTTGTTGGTAAAAATTACACAGGTTATGCAAAAACTTTTGGTGAAAACTTTTTACACTTATTAGAAAATTTTGCAAAAGCCACTGCACCAACAAATCCAGTGGTTGGACAACTATGGTATGACACTAATTCTACAGCAAATCCTTCGCAGCCTCAGTTAAAAGTATACGATGGTACTAAATGGGTAGCAGCCGGCAACGTTGAACGTAAACCTAATCAGCCTACCTCAGCAACAATCGGAGATTTATGGGTAGATACTGCTAATCAACAACTATACTTGTGGTCAGGGTCAACTTGGATTCTAGTAGGACCGCAATTTAGCGAAGGTACACAATCTGGACCTGTAGTTGAAAGTGTATTTGATACATTAAATTCATTACACGTTATTATAAAATTTATTGTAGGCGGAGAAATTGTTGCTATCATTAGCAAAGATGCATTTACTCCTAAGGTTACAATTGACGGATTTGAAGTTATCAAACAAGGTATTAATATATCCAAAAAAGATTTTGATCTTGACGGTAATATGTTAAACAAACTATGGGGAACAGCAGAATCATCAGACGCATTAACAGTATCAAATGAAATAGTTCCTGCTGCAAATTTCCTTAGAAGTGACAAAGTTAGTACAACTAATTATGGTATTAGTATTAGAAATAACTCTGGACTTACATTTGGTTCAGATTTAAATGTATCACTAAGTACAGAAAGTGGAGATACTGTACTTTATAACAGTACTGCTGGAAAAAGTTTATTTGTTAAATTAAAAACACAATCTGGTGCTGTTGAAAGAGTTATAACTGTCACTAATACTAATGTAGGTATTAATAAAACTAATCCTACAGAAGCGTTAGATGTAACTGGAAAAATTGTAACTAGTGACGGGTTAACAGTAACATCAACAACAAACGCAACAGACTTATTAACAGGTAGTATCAAAACTGTTGGTGGAGCAAGTGTAACTAAAAGTTTGTTTGTAGGACAGGGTATTGATGTTACTGGAACAATTGACTCGAACAATATTATTCCTAAAACAACTAGTGTGTATGATCTAGGTAGCTCTACAAAATCGTTTAACAGAATTTACGCCGATGCGGTAGGCAATGTTGATAATTCAACACAGTTTGTAGGAACATTTACCGGAAGTTTTGCCGGATCTGTTACTGGTACCGCGTCTAGATTAACAAGTCCTACGGTGTTTAGTATTACTGGGGATGTTGCTAGTACCAATGCTATTAGTTTTACAGGTCAGCAACCTAGTGGTGTTGCTACTTTTATTACAGAACTTAGTGCAGATTTTATTAATAATAAAACAACAGCTACGGATTCTTTAGCAACTGATCAAATTCTTATTAATAGACCTAGTGTTGGCCTAAGAAAAATAACAAAAACTACATTTTTAGCTCAGGTGGCAACGGTTCCTACAGCAGCAATATTTCCATTTGCAGGCGCAGAAACTGCAGTACCAAATGGATACTTGTTATGTGATGGCGCTGAAATATTAATTAGTAATTATCCAGAGTTATATGCCGTTATTGGATATACTTATAAAGCAGTAGGTAGTCTAGTAGGTCTTGCTACGTTTGGATTACCTGATTTAAGGGGTAGATTTCCGTTAGGCGCTGATAACATGAATAATGGAATAGAAGTTCCATTATTACCAACCGGTGCAACTTCGGGACCAACTACTGTAGACGTAGATGATAATTCTAGTTTAACTGCAAATCGAGTAACTGATGTTACGGCTGATACAATCGGTGAAGGCAACGGGGTTGAAGAACGTGCTATTATTACTAGTAATCTTCCAGAACACCAACACGATATGAAAGGCTCTGCTGGTACACAGTTTTATGCTATTAGAGATAACACAAGTTCTGAAATTATTCCTGACATTGATGCAGTGGACCATACAACAACTGGTGGAAGCATTAGTGGTAACGCAAAATTTTTACCTAATAGTGGCGGCATACTGGGAGCAACGTCAACTGATGTACCATTAAATGTAATGAACCCATATCTAACAATTAATTATATTATTTTTACTGGTAGGATTGCATAATGGCATATAAAATAAACAAAACTGACGGTTCATTATTAACTGAAATTGTAGACAGCACGATTGATCAAACAGCTAGCGACCTTACACTTATAGGTAAAAATGTATCCGGCTTCGGCGAATTTATTAATGAAAACTTTGTAAAACTTCTTGAAAATTTTGCAGCCACTAGTTCCCCAAATAATCCTATTGCTGGTCAAATATGGTATGACACCAGTCAGAATAGATTAAAGGTCTACGACGGCGCAGGGTTTAGACAAGGCAGCGGCCCTATAGTATCAGGTGCAGTGCCATCTAACTTAGTGCAAGGAGATTTATGGATTGACAGTTTAGAAAATCAATTGTATTTTTATGACGGAACTGATAGACAACTCGCCGGCCCAATATATAAAGCAAGTCAAGATGTTTCTGGATTTACTGTTGACACAATTATTGATTCTAATAACTCAGAAAAAACTGTATTGAAGCTATGGGTTAATGGTATATTGTTAGGAATATTCAGCAGAAACACTATAGAATTTACGCCTAAGGTTACAATTACTGATTTTTCAGGAACAATTAAACCTGGATTTAATGCAAGTACACTTGCAGGAATGAAATTTAATGTAACTTCTAGTAAAGCTGATGCACTAGTTGATACTCTAGGAAATCTATATACTTCTAATAGTTTTATGAGTACAACTGCTAATACTACGACTACTGGACAGATTAGAATTCAAAATTCAACACCGTTAATTCTTGGTGCTAATCAAAACTACGAAGTAACCGCAACTACAACTGCACTGGCAATAACTAGCAATAATGCTGGACAAAATTATCAAATTAAAATTAAAAATGCCGGCGGGACACGAGATGCAATCACGGTAAGAGCAACTACTGAACGTGTTGGTATTTTTAACGATAATCCTGCATACACATTTGATGTAAATGGCGATGCAAGAATTACAGGTAACCTTACAGTTGAAGGTGTAACTACTAGTATTGAAAGTACTAATTTAATTATTGAAGATAAAAACATTGTTATAGCAAATGTTGCTTCCCCGACAAATTTTACAGCTGATGGCGGCGGCATAACGATCAAAGGATCTACTGATAAAACAATTGTGTATAATCAGTCTAATAATAGATTTAATATTTCTGAATCTATCAATCTTGCTTCGGGTAAGACACTACAAATTAATGGAGTTACTGTTATTTCAGGTAGTGCATTGGGTAGTGGAATCACTAGTGCTCCGGGAATTACAGCGTTTGGCCCACAAACAGAAATCACAGTTGATAACTTATATCTAAATTCTAATAGAATACAGTCAATTAACACTGACGGTGATATTGAATTAGAACCAAACGGATTAGGGAATGTTGCACTTTACGGTAGTCCTAAAATTACAGGTCTTGCTACCCCAACAACGGGTACAGATGCAGCCAATAAAACCTATGTTGATAATACTGTAAATGCAAAAGCTCTTGCACTTAGTATGGATACAACAGGGTTAAATGATTTACAAATATCAAACTATTTGCAAGAAATTGCCCCAGCTGCTAATTATGTTTTAGGAACACAGGCTAGAATACATTGTACACGACAAATATCTACTTATGCATCAACTCCGTTAACAGCTAGTACATATCCTAGCACTAGCGGCAATATAGTTAAAACTTATGTAGCAGTTGATAAAGTAGGCGGTTCAGAAAATCAGCCAGTTTTAGAAGATATTGCAGTGACATTAAACTTAGGAAATTCAACAGTGACTGTTGAAAGAACTACAAAATTATTTGAAATTAACATTATTACGGGCGTATGGACATATGTTTCAACTATCAGCGGCCCGACAATAACATGATTATAATACAGCTAAATACAACGAGTTAAGGGGTTGCTTGCATGCCATACAGCATTAATAGATATAATAATACGTTACTAACCGTTGTTGAAGACGGGACCATTGATAGTACGCTCGATATTAAACTTATCGGAAAAAACTATGCCGGTTACGGAGAAGTACAAAATGAAAATTTTGTAAACCTACTAGAAAATTTTTCAGGAACAACAGAGCCCCCTCGCCCTATAAGCGGACAAATTTGGTTTGACAGCAATCTTAATAAGTTAAAATTCCGTGATAAAAACAATGCTTGGAGAACAACAGGCGGCGCTGAGGTTGGTGCAAGCGAGCCTACAACAGCATTATCTACTGGTGATTTTTGGTTTAAAACAAGCACAGATCAGCTGTATGCATGGAACGGTTCAGAATACGTACTAATTGGTCCAGAAGCAGCATTAGGTCAAGGAACTACACTCTTACGTTCTAGAACAGTGTCAGATACCATAGGCGGAGCCCATGCGATTATTGAAGCCATCGTAGATGATGCCACTGTTCATATTATCTCGTCTGATGAATTTACGTTAGATGGAGCATTAAATCCTATAACTGGATTTAGTGTGATCAAGAAAGGGTTAACTCTTGTAAACACTGGATCAGACGGAATAACTACTTCCGATCATAGATATTGGGGCACTGCAAGCAATTCTTTAAAACTTGCCGGGTTGCCCGATTCAGCATATCTTAAAGTTGCAGACTATGGCGGATTTGATGACATAGGATTTACACTAGGGGACAGTGATGATCTAGCAGTATTCATTGATGTTGACGGGATTACACCAGTTATTAGAAATGTTCTTAGCAATACAATTAAGTTTCAAACTACTAGCTCGGGTATAAAGACTCCATTAACACTAGTGGCAAATGATATTTTACCAGGAACGACTGCTGTTTCTAATATTGGGTCAAATACATACAAATATGCAACGGTATATGCAGCATCGTTTGATGGTGTAGCAACTCAATCGACCACTTTGTTTTTTAACGGAGGGTATCGATCGGCGGTTGGCAATGCCAGTACAGCTAACTCAATAGTTGCTCGTGATGCTAGCGGTGATGTTTACGCCAATTTATTTCAAGGTACTGCTACGGCAGCTAGATTTGCTGACTTGGCAGAAAAATATCTTGCAGATGCCGAGTACGACGTAGGCACAGTTGTTGCAGTAGGCGGCGATAAAGAAGTTACTGCTGCTAAATATGGTGATCGTGCATTAGGCGCAGTAAGTGCTAGTCCAGCGTTCATGATGAACAAAGATTTAGAAGGCGGGACATATATAGCATTAAAGGGCCGTGTACCTGTTAAAGTACAAGGTGCAGTGCGCAAAGGACAAAGACTAGTTGCAGCTAATAACGGTACGGCAGTGGCTGCAGTTCCGCATGCAAATGATATATTTGCAATAGCTTTAGAGTCTAGTGACGACACTGGTGTTAAATTAATTGAAGCAGTAATACTATAAGGGATAGAAAATGACAGCAGGTGTTGGACAACTAATACAAGTTAATGACTTTAACTCTATTAGAACTAAAATTAATAATGTTATGGGAACAGGTACAGATGGTTACGGCCAAGCATTATCTAGTATTGATGCTACATCTAGTTCTACACAAACTGCAACATTTTGGAATAATTTAAGAATAGATATTGCTAAATGTCGTGGCCACCAAACTGGCAGTAACGAATTGTTAAACTTATCAGAGCCGGTTAGTACAACTCCTAGTGCAGGACAGGTACAAATTATATCAGAAGCAGTTAGGGCCCAATATGATACAATGGCAGATTCTTGTGTTACGAATAAAAGAGTGTGTGCAGTTGGACAAGGATCTGCAGAAGCTATTGCTAATGGGGTAGGTACTAGATCAACAAATTGGCGAGTAAACATTACACATTCCGTAACTACCGCATTTACTTCGGCATTAGCAGCAAGGTATTTCTTTAATGCAGGCGGACAAATTAGATTCAGTGGAAGTAGAGTAGGAACTGCAGCATCTACTAAAGATACTAGTTGGACTAATCTGTTACAACAACAAGGTACTATAT